CAGCCAAACCTGGTTCAACAGGATACGGAGGTGAGGAAATAGCAGATAAAGTTGCATCATCTGTACCAGCACCTTTAATTAAATTTTTAAAAGAACAAATTTTAAATACAACAACAGGCGCAAGGACCATTGATCAAATGTATGGTCTTCGTGCACAAATGGATGCCATGCGTGGTAGTTTAGAGAAAGGTGCATACGGAAATCTTTCTGATGATGTATCTAATATTATGCGTGCATGGGAAACAGATCTTGGGTCATTAAGCAAGAGTGGTGCACCAGAAGTACACCGTTTATGGAAAGATTATGAAGATTTTGTTAGTAATGGCATGTTGATCTGGGGAACAGATGTAGGACAAGCAGTTGGCAAAGTTCAACGTAAAGGGTTTGCACTAAACATATCAAATGATCCTGTACGTGCATCACATAGTTTATGGAAAACATTAATAGATACAGCACAAAAAGATCCATCATTAGCAGAGTTAAATATTAAAGCACTTAGAAATATTGTTGGTGATAAAGCTTACAATAAAGGATTAGGTGTACATATTGCTAACGTGTTTAATGAATCAATTATTTCAAAAGAAGGTGCAGAATTTTTTGATGCTAACGCATTTAGAAAATCTTTAGGATTAGGCAAGGCTGGAAAAGAATTAGGTGGTTTCTTTAAAGAAGCATTACCAGGACCAATAACAACAAAAGCAAAATACATTGATGAGTTTGGTGTCGAAAAAGAATTTATGGAAGATCTTTACGGAAGATCATTAAGAGAAGCTGGTATAGAATCAGGCGAAGGTTTAACAAAAACAGTGGCTGATCGTTTACCGACACACCAGATGTTAACAGATTTTTCTACAGTTATGGAATCAGCTGCCAAGAATGGTATACCAGAGATTAGTACATTCATGCAACGTCGTGCAGTAATGGGTGGCGTTCGTTCATCTATTAAATCAGCACTACCACAATCTGCTTTAGGAATACAAACGAAGACAGCAGGTGCAGCTGCGGCAGGAGCATTATTTCCTGGTTATATAAAGACTGCAGCATTGGCGTGGGGTGCGAGGTACATGGCCGGGGTATTAACAAACCCAGTGTCCATGCGTGTGTACATGAATACTATTGATGACACATTACCAGAAGCTTTACGTGTATTAAACTTTCAAAAACTAGTGCGTATGTATCCAGAAGAATGGCAAGACTTTGATAAAGAATTAGCGGAACTGGAAAATGAACAACGTTACTATGATAACACAGGTAAAATAATGAACCGTCCTAAAGATTTAATGGGGCAAGTTTCTAACATGGCAGGCAACGTAGCAGATGCAGGTAAAAGTGTAGTTGATACACTGGATGCAATTGAACCATCAATGATGGAAAAAATGTTTGAAAATAAACCTGATAGTGCACTTCCAGCAGATGTTGTACCAGATGCAGGCATGGAACCACAAGCAAATCTTTCAGCAAATCAAACTGGTTCCTCTTTAATGGCGAGTAATGTTATGAACCCACAAGCAGCACAAGCTTTATACGCAGGCGATACAGACGCGGCACTTGCTTACAATGCAGGACAGCCACGTTATGCAGCGGGTGGCGGACTAATGCAAATGAATCCTATAATGGATAACCAAGGGAAGTATACAACTCCCCAATCATCAATGAATGACAATCCTTTTTTAAAACAAGCTAAAGAAGGTGGCATAATGAGTGTATTATAATGGTAGATATAGCGCAAAGACAACGAACAACTTTTCCTAGTTCAAATATTTTAACAGACGTTTTACGTAGATCAACAGCGCAAAACGCTGGAGCATTCGGATCAGGAAACATGACTCCATCTGAGATAAGGCAAGATGCCATTAACAGGGGGCAACAAGCTGGATTACCAAACAGAATATCTTTTGCGGGAGAAAGTGGTAGGGACATACTGAATCCTAATGAAATGAGAGTTAATGCACCTTCCTATGAAGATTGGAAGGAACAAGCACAAAGAAAAATATGGATGGATAGAATGTATCAACAACCGGATAACCCATACTATGGACAAGATGCAGGAATAACTAATCGTAATTTAGGAGGAGCTAGGGTAATGAATGCTACAAGTTATTTAGATCCAACAGCAGATGATTATTTTTTAAGAGAGTTTGGGCATTACCTGAAAAGATTCTTGCCTGGTTATGACCCAGAAGGGGATGAATATAGACAAAAAAAATATAGAGAAGATAATCCAGTTTACGATCCAAACAATCCTAATCATTTTATGATGGAGGAAGAACCAGAATATATTGCTGAGTTACCAATATTTGATGGGGGATATGGACACACAACACCTTTAAATCCAGAACGATCTAATAGAGAATATTCTAAATTTCAAGTAAATGCTAATGAAGCATTAGAGAGAGAAAATATACAAAACGCATATAATGATTTTAAAATGATGGGAAAAAATCCTATGTTTTTTGAAACTTCAGCAACATCACCTAATTTGATAGATGCATTTAAAGAATATGATATGTATGAGCCTGGCATGGATTTAATGTCTCTTCCTTATGATGCTGATATGTCACCTTCCATTACTATGGATGAGATAATGAAATTTGCTAATACACCAAGATATAATATATAATGACGGAGGAAGAAAAAATGATTCAAAACCGCGAAGCTATTATTAAAATTGATGGCGAATTAAAACTGATTAACCAAAAGTTGGACAATCATATTCATCATCTTTCTGAAAAGATTGATACAATCTTTAAAATTGTATGGACAGTTTCCTTTGGAGTTTTAGGTTTAATTCTCAAAGCAATTTATACGGCGATGATGTAATGAACTACGATAAATTATTAGAATCAGTTAAGAAACACGAAGGGTTTAGAGACACTGTTTATTTAGATACCCTAAATAAGAGAACCGTGGGCTACGGCCACCTATGCGTGGAAGACCATTGGGAAGACGGAAAAAAATACGACCAGGAATATTTAGAAGACATACTAGAAAAAGATTTACAATCAGCAATTGATCAAACACATGACATGTGTCAGGAATTAAAGATTTCAGATGATGCAAAAACTATTATCTGTGAAATGATTTTTCAGCTTGGGGGGACAGGAGTTTCCAAGTTTAGAAAAATGTGGGCTGCGCTTCGTGAGGATCCACCAAATTATCACGAGGCGTCTGTTCAAATGCTTGACTCACGTTGGGCAAAGCAGACTCCTAACCGGGCACAAGAGATGGCTGGACACA